ATCTTCTTCATCTAAACGTGCATAAGAGTCTCCTCCATCGCCCCCTTGACAAGAAAACCAAATTCTAAGTAAAGCTAAGTGTGCTACAGAAGTTCCATCAGCTCTAGCTGTCATGTTTGACACATCACCAAAAACTGTTGTTGCCCCTGTTCCGTCTGATTGATTAACTATTTTAATAACGACACGATTATCGTTTTGTTGTAGGATAGTTGGTCCTGTTACTGTATCTGCCATTGTTTCCCTCCTTAATCAAGAAACGTGGGGCCGAAGCCCCACTATATTATTTAATTGTCTGCGAATGCAGGTGCGTCAGCGCCTTCTGTAAAGCCCCAAATCAGCCAGTTAGTACTATCTTTAGCCATAATGTTAATCTCCATACCACCAAAATCTGTAAGAGTTAATTTTGAGTTAGAGTTTCCATCAGCATAAATAGTTACATTATCAGCATTTGAATCACAATGAACAACGCCGCCAATAAAGTAATTAGCATCAGCTCCTGTGTCAAAGATAACGTTTTCTGTTTCTTCTGCTGCTCCACCATAAATAAATTTAAAGTGTGAGCCAGCAACTGGTGAAGGTAGTGTAATTGTTCTGTTCGCTGTAATAGCAGGGACTACAATTAGTCTTCCGCTATGTGTTGCATTAGTAAGAGTTGTATCTTCATCTCCCAATGTAACTGGTCCATCACCCATAGTGATGATTTCAGTAATCGCTCCAGTAGAGGAGTTTTTACTTACTGTTTTTATAGTATCTTCAGATCTTATTGGACCTGAAAAAGTTGATTTAGCCATTTTGTCTCCTTGGTCGTATAAACCATTTGTTATACTGTCTTTATACCGTCTGCCTAGTCAGTCTGTATAACTAATTAATTCTAGGTTGTAAAGTGGGCGAACTAATTTCGCCCACTTAATAGTTTTATCTAAGCTCCTGGAGAGCCAAAAATACCTCTAGGGTCAGACCAGCCGAAGCTGTATCTTTCTCTAGCTTTATATTTAACGTTTCCAGTATTGAAATCACCTTCCATGCTAGTTTTAACCGGTGCACGGTTAAAATACTTCAAGCCATTCGGCGCATCTGTGATTATAAAGAAAGCATCAGTATCTGATAGATAATGATTTATAGTGTAGCCTTCAGGAACAACGTTCATGCTTTTTGAAGCATTGATGTCATTGTCCGCTGTGCCTACTCTAAGGTCAGTCTTTAATAATCTTTCAGCTATGAACTGTAAATTGACCGGAATGATCATTTTACGTGCCTTAACAGCGACCTTTAGACCTCTATTATCAATAAAACCTGCAATATCAATCATTGCTTGCTCTAAAGATGTTTCATTAAGGTCTGCAGCAGTTGAAAGTTCGTTCTTGTATGTGCCACCACCTACAGTTAAGTGGGCAGTAGAACATAGCTCAAGACCATCGCCACCAGTGTAAGAAGAGTTAAATGCTCTGTTAAGAACATTTGCTCCTTTTACTTCTTTAGCGTTAGCCATTGAACGAGCAAGAGCTTTTGTGTAACGAGAACTCAAACTATCGTAAAGGTTATCCTCTACAGCTTCTTCAGTAATTGAGAAAGCAAGAGCGATGGTTTCGTGAGTGTAACGTGAAGTGAAAGCTTCTTGAGCATCGTCAAATTCGACTGATTCTCCTTCGTCTTTTACTTTAGCATTACCAAAACCTGAAAGCTCTACTTCTTCTTCAAAAGCTCTGTCTGAATTTTCGGTTGCGAAAATCTCTTTCCATTCATTATCGTAACGAGCGTGCTCCATACCAAACAATGCGTTTAACCCAGGCTCAAGCTCTTTTACTAGTTGTGATCTAGAAATTGCCATTTAATCCTCCTATGATAGTGCAGTTGTTAGTAACCAGCTATGTTCACCTGTATTAGGTACAACATAAACGTTACAATTTGCTGATCCGGTATCGCTATTATCGGGATCCGTAGAAATTCCTACTTGTTTAAATTGTCCATCTGTGCCATTAGAATCTGTGTCTATCTCTTGAGTAGATTGACCAGTTAACGTGCTTCCGCCCGTTCCTACTAAGTCTAATCCAGTAAAGTTTAGTGCTGCAGTTCCAGTGCCATCATGTTGGACTTCAAATACGATTCTAGGATCATCATAAACATACGCTTTTATATCCGAAGCATTTGTGCTTGCTGGATAGTGATTACTCCATGTTGGTTTATTAGTAGTTGGATCAGTATAGAAACAACCATAAAAAATGCCAAGAACTACGTTCCCAGCTGCTGCAGCTTCGATACCACCCGCAGTAACAGCTTTAACAGCTTGTCCTTTGTAAATAGCAGTATTGTAGTTAGCAGCAATTTTATATTGTGACCTTTTGATCTCTCCTCCAGTAAGATGTCTTACTGGTCTAAAACCAAACGCAGCGTCTTTATTTGCCATGTTTAATCCTCCAATAGATTAATGCCAAACCAAGTTGGTTTGATTCATTTGACAAACAACAAAAACTTATTCCTTGCCGCCGCCAAATGTTACTTTTGTATTCCTATTCGAATGAATAGGCATACTAGGGTGTTGTTCTTTAAACAGATTGTTGTCAACAGCTTTCATTTGAGAGTCTGTTTTTTCAGCAAAATATTGATTTCGCTGATCAACGATTTCTGTTGGTATTCGAGCCAACACTAATCCACCAACTCCAATAACACCGGCATGCTTTCCATTTTCAATCGTAGGAGCTTCAAAATCTGGATATTCATCTGATCGGACTAATTCAAAACCTTCTCGTAAACGAGAACTTATGTTTTTCTTGTCGTCAAATCCTAATGATTCCACTCGAAGCCACCTATGTTTGTAACCTGGAGGCGGTTCAGGTGCATCTAATGCTGATGGCGGGCGCCATGGTTGAGGTCTAGCTTTTTTTTCTCTAGTCTCGGTAGTGCGTGAGGTCTTCTTTATTTTATTCATGCATCCTCCTTCACGTATTTTGCATATTCTTCCAAGGGTACTCCAAGTCTTTTGGCGATATGGACTTGGCTTGGCGTTAATCTAACTGTTTTGCGTCCTGACTTTGCGGCTGAGCCTCTGCTCGCAGAAGCAACTGTTTGGACGGGTTTAGTGCTTCCGTTTACCGATCCTCCCTCGTCTTTAAACTTGTGAGGAAACTCGTTTCTTATTCTTTTATCGATCTCAGAATAATAATCATCTGAGTTCGGGTCAAACCCTTCTGTAACTAATCGACGATGTAAGCCAAAACTAGCATATGTCATCGGTTCGTCAACCCCAAACCATGGATTTTTTTCAGCCCATGCTTCGGCTTTAGGGTCTGGTTTTTTAGCAGGCGCTGGAACAGGAGTTTCCTGTTTAGGATTCTTCTTTTCCAACTCTCTTTCTTGTGTAGTCTCTGCATGACGTTGTTGGTCTATTGCGAGCCTAGAAAGAGCTGCTTGAGCTTCTACCTGTGCATCAACATCCCCTGCTTCAATTGCTTGTTGCAAAGTTTTTTTTGCTTGTACAGTTTCAGCTTCTGTTCTAGCTTTATACTGCTCTAAGTAAGAAGAATCAAGTGAATTCAGCTTAGTTTTAACAGTTTTATTTTCATTTGCTACTTTTTGAGCATAATCAATAGCAGCTTTTTCTCTTCTTTCTGATTCTCTAAGTTTTCCAGTTAATTTATCAATTCTTTTTTTAACTTTGTCACTGTAGTCTTCGAGCTCTCCTTCGTTTGTTACTTCTACTTGAGGTGCAGTAACAGTAGCAGAAGTAGTCTCTAAATTTTCTGTCTCTATTTTCTTATCTTCATCTTTAAGAACAACATCAACATCATCACCAGATGTATCAATATCGACCATCGGTGTTTCTTTTTTTAGTTCTTCTGGCATGGTGCCTCCATGTTAATTAATAAATGTGCAGTATATCCTCAGGATTACTGATTGTTGCGAGTATTTCATCATCATTTAAAAGTCTAATTTCTCCTCCTTCTATCTGTAGTCGAGCTCCAGCATAACGTCCAAATATTACCCAATCCTTTTCCTTGCACCAGGGTCCATCTGGAAATTTAGAAGTATCTTTATATGCATCTGGTCCAGTGCTTACAACATAACCACATACTGTTGCTGCATTATAAACTTGAACTGTTTCATCTGCTAAATACACACCACCTTTAGTTTTACCTGTTCCACGATATGGCAATACCATTAATCTCCAACCTGTAGGTTGAGGAAGCATGCTTTTTAATTTTGGTGTAATTTGTTTAGGATCAATAACTTGTTTTTCTTCTATTGTTCCATTATTTTTTTTAACAGACTCGTTAAATTTGAATACTCTGTCGGGTATTACTGTATCTGTTTTATTCATCTTCTATAACTTTCCTTTTTTCTAGCAGGTCTTTTACTTCCTGTTCTATGTAATCGAGAGACTTAACTTGTCCCACTAAATTCTGATAATTTGTATAGTTTTCTGCTCCACCCGTCAACATTATATCTGAAATCTGTTTTCGTTTGGTATCTAGTATCTTTCTCAATTCGTCGAGAAAATCGACAAGTATCATAATGTCCTATTTCTTTTTGATTAATCCCATTGCACCTTTAGCGCCCTTGATGCCGAAGCTTGCTGAGCACGCAATATATAAAAGGTGTTTATAATAATCTGGCAGTTGCTGAAGTGCAACAAACCCAGCTTCTATGTGTGATGTCATTCCAGGAAAAAATACTAAAACGGCAGGACCTAAAAGGCAAATTAAAATTAGCTCATCTTTCCAGCTGCCTTTCATTTGATCAACGGCTGATGCTTCCCAGGCTACTTTTCCAGCGATCTGGTCTTGCTTCAGCTTAGTTGCTGCTTGTACTTCTGTAAGTTTTAATTGAGCTTTCGCTTTTTTTGTTTCTACGAAGCCAGAAACCGCTTGCCCAGCAACGCCGAGCAAGGGTTTGATTAACAAGTTTAACATTGGTTAAGCTGCTCCACCCATCATTTTAGAAATGATGAATAAAACTACAATAGCGACTATTGCCGCCTTAATCCAATCTTTCATCTTCCAGTCACTCCATTCTTTGATGTGTGCCCATAGATCTTTTAATAAATTCATGTTACCTCCTATGAATAAGTTACTTTTTTAGATCGACCTTTCATACCTTGTGTGACTGTAGATTTATTTCCAGGAACGGACATAACTTTTCCTCCCTTTTTATACATCATACCTCCACCCATCATTTTTTTAGGTTTTTTCTTTTTTGGTCTCCCTACCTTACTTCCGTAAGTTCCTGGTCCTTTTGGCATTTTACGTTCTCCTTGTAAATGTTTATTTAATTGCGATCTACTAATTACCACTAGTGTAATACCCTAGGTTCATTTGTAAAGAAATGTTCTACTACACTTTCAAACAATTTTCTAGCACTTTCAGGCCCTAAACTTTCAACATATAAGTCTCTTGCAACAGAAATGAGAGCCGCAGCTACTTGATATTGATCTCCTTCTTTTTTTATAAGTTCTAATGCCATTACTTTAGCATTAGCTACTGTTTCAAGAAGAATTTGGTCTTTTTCTATTGTTGTTTCGGACATTTGCTACCTTTTCTTTTGATCTACGGTCTTTTCCTGCCTTATCTAAAGCTACATTAGCCTTTAATTGGGCAATATCTTCAGTAGATTCTATTTTTTCTTTCTCCATTCTGTCTTTTTGAGCTAATTTCTTCTCTTCCATAGCTTGTTTTTCACCTGATACTTGTGCTTTCAACTCTAAATCTTCTTTTTTAAGGTCAATTTCTTGTTGTTTTAGGTCTACAAGTGGATCATCACCCATATTATCAAACATTTCTTGTTCTTCACCAACCATTTGTTCAATAATTTCTGCAATTTTCATTGCAACAAGACTTTCAATTTGTAATTCCATTTGTTGTTGCTGTTCTGGAGGTATTTGTCCTCCTGCTTGCATCATTAGTTCTTGCATTTTAGGTTGCATCTCTTCGTTAACAAGGGCTCGTGCCATAAATCCAACATGTTCTGTAATATGTGATTGTAAAACTGTCATTGCGGCAGGACTTTGTCTTACTAAAACAGAAGACATAAATGCTCTATGCGCACGAATATGTGCAGAATGATCTTGTTCAGGAAATGCTAATGGTTTTTGAGCGTCCAATATTCCAGCGTTTTCGATTGCGGGATCTTGAGGCTGGGGTTGAGCTGGTGGTGGAAGAACCTTCTCAATACTTTGGACGCCCAAAGCTTCATACATTCGGCGATACGCCTCATGTAAATCATGCATTTGTGGATTTGATTGTGCGAGTTGTAATTGTGTCTGAGCCAATGTAACACGTTGTGCCATTGAAAATATATTTGGATCAGATACAGGAATAACATCAACACGATCATCAAAATCTGTTTGTTTTACCATTTGATCGCCACCTGCAACCATATATGGATACATTGGTGGCATGTATTCAGATAATACTTTTGCTAATAATTTAAACTCTGTTTTTTGTGCGTAATGTAATCTTTTATGGATAGCACTCATTACTTTCATGCCACGTTCCATAATTGCCATTGTTGTACCAACAGGTTGTTGTTGACTACCTCCACCTTCGCCCATTGGCATGTCGGCTACTGCAGCAAAACGTCTTCCTGCATCAACAACAAAGCCTAATAAGGCAAATAATGTTTGACTTGGTTCTTTATATGGTAAAGGCATGAGAGACTCACGCAGGTTTCCACCTGGTGCATCTACATCTCGCCATTCTCCTGGGTTGAGGGATTGATCGTCGTCTTTAACTCGCAACCCTCTCGCTTTAAATCCTGCAGGGAGATTGGACAACGTACCAGCGTCGATAAGTTGACGGAGGGCTGCCGTTGCTGTTCTTGATAAACCCCCGAGCATGTGGATAAGACCAAAACCATAAAAACCAAGCCCAGGCAAAAACTTGTAGTGTACAAAATATTGCCTTTTGAGGCGAAGCCCATCTTCTGCTTTCCAGTTACGGTAAATAGATAAAATTTTTCCTGAATCTTCATCAATAGTAACAATGTACGGAACCATAACACCTGTTGGTTCACCGTTTTTGTTCTTATCTTCAAATCCCGGTATATCCAAATCAACATGCATTTCCAAAATATTAAACTCTTCTTCAGAGTATGTGTCTGTTGATCCAGCAATTTCATTTTCTTTTGTTTGTGTATCTGATGAGTTAGCTTTTGTTGGTTGTAATTCTATGTCTCTGTATAGTCCTGCTACTTGTCGCTTACGCAACTCGTTTGATTTCATCTTTACCACATGTGTTACACGCATGCATGTGTCTAAATCAGATATTAGATATGGTACGACAAGATCTTCTGCAGCTACAAATTTAGAAACAGCTCTTTCTAGATTTGCATCATAATAAACTTTTTTAAATGCTGAACCCGCAAGAGGCAAATGAAATAACATCTGATCAAGCTCTGGATCAAATTCTTGCATAACATTTGTTACTTGATAATTCATAAATTCTTTAACACGTTTTGCTTGTGCGTCAACTTCAGGATTAACTTCTCCTATAACTTGTACATTAACAGGTCCTCCTGCTGGTAATAATTCTTTATATGCTTGTGCTTGAAACTGTGTAACAGATTCTGCTAATAGTGGATGTGTAACACCACTCGCTCCTGCAAATGGTTTATCACGTTGCTCGTATTTAAATCCAAGTAGATCTAAACCATCGGTATATGCTTTTTCCCAATCATCACGAGAGCTCTTATCATTCTCATAATCTTTTCGCAGATCACGTGATATTTGATCTAATGTTTCATCATCTAAAGCTTCTGCTAAATTACTATCATGTCCTTGATCTTCTATTCCTGCTCGTTGTGGGTCAAAATCAATTGTTGCCCCGCCTTCTTCGTCATTAATAATTTCAATGTTATCTGGTAAGCCTGTTGTGTCTGGCATTACATCAATTGTTGTTGCTTTTGCATCTTCCACACGCAAAGCATCTTGTGGATTAGGATATAGCTTTTTATCTATATTTGGATAATCCGTCATCTTTCTAGTAGCCATGTGATACTCCTAAAGGTTTAAATAATGGTACAAGGGGACTATACTGTTTTTGCACTAAACCACCATCTTTAAAATATTGTACTTGACTATACAGCATTTCTGGTACTAATTCAATCATTGGTACTTCTACAAAATTTCCACCTTGCTTGACTTTTCCTAATTGAACATCTGATCCTGTAGTTTTAGCTATTCGTTTAAGAGAGTCAGCGGCGTTATTATAGATAATATCGTACATTTGTCCAGCTTCATCTCCTGTGCTAGACCAGTGTTGTTTAACGACTTGAGAACTATTTGTAGCATAATGAGAAGGGGCATTTTCATTAATTTTAATTGTACCGTCGTCTAATATAGTAAATCTATTCTTTGCTGCTAAATAGACATCATTTTTAACAATTGTATCTACCCAATCTTTTGAATTTTTTAACGGTATATTAGGATATAAATCATTAATACTAACATTATCAACAATATTAAACATATCATTTAGTATTAAATCTCTATCGATTTTTGCTTGATCAAGTTCTTTTAATAAAGCTGGATTAACATCATTTAAGTCTAGTTTTGATGCAGCTGTAAATTTTTGTTGATTAAGCGTTAAACGTTCAATAAGTTCTTGTATTTCTGTTGCTGTTTTTCCCATCGGTCTAAAAATATATTCTATCTCTTGTAATAGTCGTGTTCTTTCCGTAGGATTTGCTGTTCCAAGTTGTGATATTTTTTGTTTTAATTTTGCTTTTTTAGTTGCAGCTTTTTGTAATAAGTCAGATTGTATCTCACTTGCTAAATCAACTGTAATTGGTTTACCAAATGCATCTTTCCCTTTTCGTGTATCTACTAGTGACCAACCAATAACATAGGGCTCTCCTTCAAGCTTTGCTTTACCTGCATCAAATTTTACTGTGTCTGATTTAACATCATAAAAATTTTTATGTTGTGTTCCTTCTCGTTGTGCCGCACTTGATAACTGCCCAGGATCACCTCGTATATCTGCTGAATCAATCCATATAATATTTTCTCTTTTAGAACCTGCTTCTGCTCCACTTAATCGTCCTGTGTCACCATATTTTAAATTACCTGATGCATCACTAAATTGAACTGATTGAACTTTCATTGCAGGAGCATTATCAATTAAATCTTTTATTTCTGATGCTTTAATTTTTGTATTAGAAGTAAATGTTTGTGTCTCTTTATTAAAGCCTCCTTTTCTATCTAATAATGTTCGTATGTATGAATCAACAAGTTCTTGTTCTCTTACACCGTTTTGTCTAAAAAAATTATGCCATTCTTTTGCTGTCAATGCCGCATCACCTGTAGATAGATCAAATCCATTATCAAAAGCTTGTTGTGATTTAGAATAAAATTGTCTGTTATCCCCAACATCAATAATACGAGTTGTATCTAGTCGCGGTACATCAGGAACATTACGTTCTATCATTTTTAAATTTTCATTAGGATGACGTCTAAGATATTTTTCTGCTTGGTTTTTATTTCTTTTTGTTGCTACAACTTGACCTGCATCATTAACAATATCATATGGTTTTGATTCTATGACTTCTACTTTTTCTTTTGGCATAAATTCAATTTCATCAACTATGTAATCTTCTCCTGTTTCACTAGATAATTTTTGTGCTTTATCTTCTGCTTCTTGTTTATTTTTTGTTTGGTATACAGTCTTGCCGTCCTTATCACGAATTTTAAAACGAATGTCTTTTGGTTTTTCTATTTGTTTTGGTTTAGGCTTTATTGTTTTTTTAACAGCAGCTTCTGCCATGCTAATAGGAATACCTACCAATGTCCAGTTTGGCAATGTTCCTGCCATAGCGAGCGCTGTTGGTATAGTAAGTCCTGCTGCTGCTAGAAATTGTTTATTTTGAAAAGCTTGTGCTAGTTCAGATGAATATAATTTATAATCTTCGTGGGAAAGATATTCACCTAGTCCAGGTGTCATGTAACGTGCCATTTCGGAGCCAAAGTCAAGGACCATGTTCCCCGTTAAGTTTTTCGCAAACCGTAGATTAGGAGGAATAAATTTATTAACATCTTCTTCCATTAACCCAGCCACGCCTGATGTATCACGTTCCTCGGGCAACGGTTCTGAGGATATACCTGACGCTTCAGGAATACTTATTGTTTCTGCTTCACCACCATTGTCAAATCTTTGTATCATTCCACCTTTACCTTTTTTAATAATACCTGGTTCTATTTCTCCTGATGATAAAGCAATATTTTTCATTTGCTTTTGTTCCTTGGCTGAAGTTATCAAATTACTTAAACCAGGAATTTCGTGCAAAGGTTTCCCGTAAGTTACAACCTTTTCTGTCACAGGATTATAAAACATGCTATACGCATTCATATTATCCAGTCTCTTTGTATCATCTTTTATTAAATTATCTAATCTTTTTAATTTAACTTGATCGTCTTTGGACAAATTTTTTTTCAAGGATCCTGTCCATTTGCCCTCGCTACCAAGGCCATCCTTATCAAATTCCGTAACCTTAAAATCAAATCCTAGAATATTATACTTTTCAAGTAAGTTTTTTGTTAGATTATTTTCATATCCCCTGTGCGTATTGTTTAAAGCTAGTGTTAAAAAGAACTGGGGCATGTCGGTAATATTTCTTACATCGGGAGGAAAGAAAATTTCTTTATTAGCAATTTGATCCGCATTTACGGGATTGACAATTTTACCACTTCCGTAAGAATGCGCCTGAACAATCAATGTTCTTTCCGAAGGAACAACTGTTCCATCAGAAAGTGTTCTATCAACTTTTGTCGTATATAAATCTTTAATTGGCCTTGACCATACCACTTCACCGTTGGGAAGGGTCTCTGATACCTGAAAATTCATTTTTTCTGTAAGTTTAGGATTTCTAATCTCTGCTTTTTTCTGGTACGGGGATATTCCTTTTTTTTCTGGACCCGGTATAGAAAATCCCCTATCTTTACGCCACTCCGCCAAACGTCGCCAATCCACTCCCCCTGATAATTTGGGGTCGGGCGTAGTCATAAGCTCTTGTGCTTCTTTTGAAAACTGACTGCCAACATCTTTATTAGAAAGTCTGATGCGATTAGGATCGTCTGTAAAAAATTTTGTAAGAGCATCAGCCACTGACTTGTTCTCCTCCCAGTTCAAGGGACCAGTTACCTTTTCCATTTTTCCTTCCGCCCACATTTTTTTTGATGTTGCAGATCTATCTGGTGAAATTCCCAATTTGGTTCGCATTTCCTTAATATGATTTATTCCCCCGAAATCTCCTGACTCAACTATCTCCCTGTATTTTTCCATTGTTGGATCATCTAAGTTATAGATTTCCTCTGCTGTCATTTTATCTGCGTTAGGAAGTGTTTCCAAAAATCCTGTAAGATTTATTTCCTTTACTTTTTTTCCAAATTCTCCTTTAGGAGTAAGCTTACCTACCGCCATTCTCGTTCTGGAAATATTTGAAGAATCTATAGTTACGCCGTACGTGTCTTTCAGGTAGGCCTGAAGTTCATCCTTGCCCATGTCTCTTATTTTTGATTCTTCATCAGGGTCTAAGAAAGCGTCTCGTAAAAATTTATTAGCATTTTTTTTATAATTAATCTTGTAAGAAATAGGAAGTCCTTGGTCATCATTGATAAGCTCAAAGTCAACGTATGCATATTTATCCTTCACCTTCCATCTCTTATCCCCTGTATATTCCAGCCAGTCTGCTGGATATATTTTTGCTGAACTTGATTTATAGAATCCCCTTCGCGCAAGCTCTTTTGTCTGCATTGATAGATTTGCTCCAGTATGCGTGAGAAGATGAGGCTTTGGCGTAATGACCTTTCCGTCCATTGCCAGCATATCTTGAAAATTAGTTGTTCCTTCTTCCAGAGGCTTGCTAAAACGTCCACCAGATTGCGAAAATACTTTTGGGTCATCTATATATTCTTGTATGGTTTTAATTGCGGGGGATGCAATATTTTTACCAATTTTTAATGCTCCTCGAAACAAAAGATTTCTCGCCTTGCCTCCAGGTAATTTGTTTATGAATTTCATAAACTGCTGTCTGTTTTGTTTTGCCCAATCTTTTGGTAATTTTCCTTCTTTAAGTTTAGAACTTCCATCAGGATTTTTACCCATCATCCAGTTTTTGAATCCCTTCCAGTCAAACTCTATTTTATACCCTCGTGATTTTAATTCCTGAGCAATTTGATTTTCCAATTCCCCGACTGCGTAATCTGTCGCAGATTCGGAAGCTTCCTTGAGATTTTTTCCGTATTCCTCCATGAAAGGAGTCTTAACATCACTGATGCCTAGTTCCTCCGCAGCGGTAGGAATTTTTACAACCTCGTCACCCGTTGCGTAACGGGGAACCTGTTTCATTAATTTCTTTGTTGATATTAATCCAACCATCTAAGCGCCGCAGGAATCACAAATATCATCGCAAACACAAGGATCTTGGTTGCATGCTGGACATTCTTTATTCATTAGTAATACTCCATTTGTTTCGGGGTCCGTGGTCCGTCGTCATAGTCTGTTGGATGTTGG